AAAGCTTTTTGAACTTCAGGATGTTTGGATAGATTCTTCTTTAACTTATCTACTTCTTTAACAGCGTAATTCATATTACCCGAAAGATCCAAAGCGAGTTCAATACCTAGCTTAACATTCTTATCTCTAGCAGCAGCTGCCTTTGCTATAGGATTCTTTTTATAATAATCTGATACTTCAGCACCAGTTAACTTTTGTTTGCCCATTGCAGATAAAGGATCTACCTTACCAGCTTTAACTCTTTCTGCCATGAATTGGTCAACTGCATTATTCATCGCTTCTCTAATACCTAATCCTTTACGAACTGCTGTATATAAAGATTTAACTAATGTATTATTTGTAGAAGGAACGCCTTTTGAGAATTCAGCCATATCGCCATCGACTGCTAATGCTCTCATCTTGCTTGCGGACATACCGTCAACGCCTTCAGAGTCAGGATCTCTTTCACCAGCTGATACAACCTCAATAGAATTATACTGATATTCTTTTCCATTATACTTGTTTAATAAAGTATCGAATTCTCTAACTCTATCAGATCCAACAACTATCACAAGATCACTATATTTTTTCTGTAGTTCTTTTGCTACTTCGATAATGGTTCTTGCTTCTGATTTAATAACGTACTTCTTACCAAACATTAATTGTGCAAATTTGATTTTGTCGTTATACGATAATGGATTCTTTTTAGCATCTTGAGTTTTAGACAGATATACTAATGGAGTACCTTTAACATCAATGGCAGTCTTAATCATCTTATTCAATAATTTTTCGTGACCAACAGTTGGAGGGTTCATACGGCCAAAAGTTATAACAGCTTTCTTATCGAGAGCTTCGTTAATACGCGGTTCGGTATCAACATACTTTTCAGCATCAAAGGATGCGACAGTATCTTTCTTAATGATACCTTTGCTGTTATCTTGATCCTTTTTAGAGTCTTTCCTCTTCTTGATGTCTTTATTAGACGCCTGATTAGATTTGTCTTCATCGTTGTAATCATCGATAGACGCCGACGCCATTGAGGTGGAATCTTTTTCGTACAAAGGATTCATGTGTTATTCCTGATTTTAGTTTGCTTTATGGTTTTATTTATAATATTTTTTGAATGTCTCAACAAACTTATAGTTAACTGCGGCAGATGCTCGCCATATAGTAGATTCTCTTAAATAACCTATTGCTGGTGTTGGATGTAACAATGATAAAGGAACCGCAGTGCGTCTTTGGCCAGTAATAAAATAAGCATTATCAACAGCTCCTAGTGTACCACGTTCCTCAATCTCTGCTACTAAAAACTGAGCGGTTTTCTTTGTCATCGCATAAGCGTGAGCACCTTCATGACCAACGATACCTAAAAGACCATAAGGTGGACCTGCGGCTTCGTGATCGTATCTCCAAGGTTCCGTTAATTTATATCCAAGCGCAACTATCATTTTCTCTGGGATTAACGATTCATCAAAGTTATGTAATACAACAGCATCATGTTCTAATACAATGCCAACATTATCAGGACCATCGGCAATCTTTTTCCATATTGCTCCGTGTCCTGCTGAACATACGTTTGCTTTTTGCGCTGGTGTTGGATTATCTATATCTAACATTGGTTCGTAGTATTTCATTCTAATGCCAGTCTCGCACCAAGCCATACGACCAGTACAATGAGACCAACCTTCGAAGTATTCCCAATCTAATCCAACTGTATCACAGCTATCTGAACAAAACTTTGCGTACTCGTCTGATACTTTATCGTCGTGTTTTAAAATGTAAGCTTTCATGGCAGCTGATGTATATTCCTTTCCCATTTAATCTTGGTTGTGTTTGCCTTTAGTCCTTCGTAGAATTTAACATCAGCACCAAACGTATGTTTAATATTATCCAGATCCTGATGTCCAAATACTATTTCTTTACTTGCGTCTTTACGTAAACCAGTCTTATGTTGAGGTAATTCAGCATTGGGCAATCCAAGTGAATCCATGAATAGAGCTACTTCTTTATTTAGATCTTCGTACAACCAAAAATCTCCAAGCAGTTCTTCGTTATGAACACTCAGCGCAACCTGCTGAATACCAGAGTTATTATCATTATTGAATATGGCAGTACCAGGGTAGCACCAACTTCTGTATTGTTCTATACTTGGTGGAGTACCAACATCTCGAAACTTTTTATAGAAATAATAGAAACTCTTTGCTCTATCAACTGGATCTCTCAATACTGAAAATACTTTATATTCCCTTGCCTGTTCTAAAGTAAGTACACCTTCGGCAATCAATTGCGAAATAGTAAAATGATAGAACGCGTAAGGTCTATACTTACCTACGATCAGTTCAGACATTGTCCCTGGGATACTCGCATCTTCAACTTCAGTATAAATTGCATCAGGATCATCGATGTTATTAATAAAGAAATCAGATAAACTACTACTTGCGGTTTTTGGTGTTCTTAAAAATAAAAATTTGTATTTGTGTGATAAGTACATTTATACTCCTTGCGAATAATCAGTACAGTTAAAACCCATTCCCGTAGATCCCCATTGATGATCGGCATATACCTTTTCAGGACCGTCATATCTCTGAGAACCATTCATATAGAATTGAGGAATAAAATAATGGGAAGGCCAAATAGTTAGCTTGTTTCTATATCGAGGAACAAACTTCGACAGAAAAGAATTACCAGTTGACATAAATGGTTGCGGATGCAATTGATTAGGTTGTAATGCGTGAAGAGTATCAAGTATGTCCCTTACTAATAGATTACCAGGGTTACATGCAAAAAGAGGCTGAACAAAATCCGGCCTACCTTTTTCATTTTCATAACAAGTATATGCGTGGCCTTTAGGACTAGTAAATAACTCATCGCAATTTTCCAAACAGATCATATCTGCTTCAGCGATAAATCCACCTTCTTCATATAATAGTTCGTAACGAATTAAATCAGAGACACCACACCACGCTTTCTGTTTATAGTATTCTTCAATCAGATGTTGATTATACCACTTACGACTACGTAGCATTGCATCAGTGAAAACGCTGTATTCCCAATCAGGATGTTTATCCCTCCAAGTATACATCCACTTAAGAGGGGCAGGTTTAGGACCAATCCAAATATGTTTTAGTTTTCTTTCAATGTTAATGTCGATCATAGTAAAGAATTCGTTATATGTAGAAACGCGGCATCGGCATTTTGTAGATAATTATCTAATTTTACGTATCCAATATTTAATTTATCAAACTGTTCTTCGATTTCGTTATCAATATTGAGACTTTCTTCAAGATCTTGTGCTCTGCCTTTTTGCTCAAACACGTTTTCAGGTCTTGTTAGCATAAAGTTAATATTACATGGATATAGTTTATAACACTCTAATGCCATCTTATCAATGTTATCAGAATATAATGCTTTACCGTACTTCTCTCGATATATTGGACTAAGCAGTACAGGACTATCTGTTATAATATAATCCACTTTATCTGATAGCCGTAATATCTTTCGGTGTTGATGTGCAAGAATGTATAACTGATCTGCTAACATTGGGACGTTGTTTTCCCATACACATTCTTTCGCGAATTCATCGGTCAACTCAACAGAGTAACCTGCGAGTTTCATTTTATAAAATAGACCTGCGGCTGCAGTAGATTTTCCTGACCCAGGGCCACCATAAAAGTTTATTACTGTTACGTCTTTTTCACGAACCATAAGAAATCATCCTCAACCCAATATCCATCTTCACCATATAATTCAATCACTGCCGTCTTAACAGTTTCAAAATGTATATCATGTCCAATAATCATTCCACCTTTCTTTACTTTAGGAGCCCAAGCACCTACGTCGCGAATCACACCCATGTAACTATGATCTGCATCAATAAAGACAAAGTCTAATGATTCGTCAGCTACTTCTTTAGCAGCCTCAGTGGTATAGTCTTTGATAATTTCAGCACGCCCTGGGTATGCCTGACAGAATTGTACTAAGTTATTATAGTACGTGTCGTGGTCCCATGCATGTCCATTTTCGCCGCGTGTCCATTGCTCAGGACCTTCTTGATCTGGTTGAGCTGCATATAAGTCAACTCCGATAAGATGTAGTTTATGACATGTTTTAACTAGATGTTTAAACGTTTCGCCAGTCCATACACCAAGTTCAGCACCTTTAGTCCAACCGTTCTTGCGTACGTATTTTTCAATGGTTTGCCATCTCCAAATGTTACCACCGCTGTGGCCTCTATCATTAATTCTACCCATCGTATTTCCTCTTTCAAATTATAATCATTACAGACAAGGAATCATTCCGAACCATATTGTTATATATCTATTATATCAAACTTCTTTAAGGATGTCAACTATTAATTATATCCAGCTTCTTTAGTAAGTTTCATAATAACGTGGAATGGTCCATCACCAACGATTCGTATATCTCTATTGGAATATACGTTATCCACAAAACCTTTATATTCGTGTGAACCGGAATTTACAAAGTAATAATGACCGTGAGGTGCAACCCCGTCCCATCTAGAAATATCTATATGTTTATTGGTTTTACAACCCCAGAATATTTCTTTAATAGTTACTACAGCATCGCTATCAACAAATGTATCATTTGGATGCGCAAGATCTGCTAAATCAATATCAACGGTATCACCCGAAGAATCAGTTACATAAACCTTTATAACTGCCTCTGTGGCTGATCTTTTTAAGTAGTGTATTTCTGACATTATTTCTTTTCCTAATATTATTGATTACGTATCAGCTAGTGTTGCTATAAACGCCATTCTAGGACCAATTGATACTTCACCAAAAGCGGCAGATCCTCTAACGTCCATCGTTTGACCAGCAGTCAAAGTTACAACAGTTTGTAATACGACGGGATATTCTTCATCTACGTTTTGAAAGGAGTGGTCATATTGTCTTCTTGAATCATCAAGGAGAACGCCATCAACATATACACCAATACGCAGTCTACTTGATTGACCTGCACCGCCAGGGTACAAGTTACCACCAACATTACCTTCTGGAAATCCTGTGATGGCACCACCGTCAGTACCAATACTTAATGCAACTGTAGTTACTGTACCTGTGTTTGAAACAGCGCCAAGACCGGTGAACATACTAAAAACAACAAGACTTCCTATCGACGTTGTTCCTGTACCAGTTGGCGCAGTAATGACACAAGCATCGCCAATAGCTATTGCTCCGTTAACTGCAAGCATGCGCCCTTCAAAAGATGTAGTTGCACCTAGACTTGGCGCCGCTTGGTCTGCAATAAAATTACCTCGTACTATAGCATTTGCGCCCGTGCTTGGTGCACCAGCAGTTACAAACCATACATTACTACTTGTGGCTCCACCAGTTAATTCTATTTCAGCAAACGTGCCTGTTGTGAATGCACCAGCAGTGCGGAATATAAATTCGTCAGTTGCACTTCCATTTAGTGTGAGTTTGCCATTAACGGTTATTGCACCAGTGTGTATGTAAACACCGGGTCCTAGTGTTTCGTTAGCGTATATATCACTTGCAGCTCGAGTTGTTTCAGCCCCAGTTGCAGCTCGTGTACTCAGGTCGGCATATAATGATGTAACTTCAACTTTAGCGGCACTAGTGAGACTTGAGGTATCAATAACTGTTAACTTACTATTGTAATTTACTACGTAAGTTCCAGCTGGTGGACTTAGTGTCATATCTGTAATAATTTGTGGAGTTGAATGATCTAGTGTTTGAACCGTGTCATGAACTCTTGTTACATAATACGCCTTAGCTGATGGCTGTACAAAATCAAATTTCGTACTAGCAGCGTTGTACCGTAAATTTAGACCATCAGCAATTGTACTGCGATCAACATCGTCAAGCATGCGAAAGTTAACTTCACCACCGCCGCCTATTGTAGACAGTTGTGTTTGAATTCGTGATAAGAGTAGCTTGTAATGATCGTTCATTTGTTTTTGTGTAGCGTATTGAGGATCAGGCTGAGGAAGAGGTTCTACAGGGACAGGGGATTCTTTAAGAATAGGAATAGTTAACTCATCTTCTTCAATAAGTTCTTTACTAACGTACTCTAGTGTTTGTGCAAATGTCGCAGGAATTTCCTGCTCATATAATATAACAGGCTCAGTAGCAGTTTTAGCTTCTGTTATTTTTTT